CTATTGCTGGGTAAGATCATTACGACTTGCATAGCCAATGAAGATAAATGTGACGACAAACGGCGCAGCAGTCTTCTTTTCCTTCATACTTTCCCCACCCAGCATGCATACCTTCTACCATAACTGTAGTGAATGTCTGTTATGAGCGAGAAGCGGAAGTTCGTAATTATTATCAGTACAGTGCACCACTAATTATTTTCACACTGAAAGCATTAAGGTGTGAAGAGGGTTTTTATGCTTGATTTAATTATAAAATTGCAGGAAAGTGACCTTGTATCAGCTGATGATGAGTGAGTAAAAAATGTGGGAAGATAAGTATATTTGTCATAAATGCGTGAACGATAAATATGTCATGCAGCATATAATAAAAACTGGAAATAATTTTCAGATTTGCTCTTACTGCAAAAGGAAGCGTAAAAACATCCACCTCAAATATATTCTCAAGATGATGAATGAGGTTTTTGAGTACTACTATGATATATATGAGGATATCTATGATTCCGGGCGCGGTGATAGCGCGCAGGATGTCATCTACGGAGAACTGGGCGTCGAATGGGACGTAGCTGAAGATATTTATGAATTTCTTTGTGATGAATATAATCCGCATAACGATTATGACTACATCCGGTATAATGACGGGTTTCTTTATCGGCACATAAATCACTATAGCGGAGAGCTTGCGCATACCTGGAGTAAAGCCACTGACTCCCTTATGAAAGAAACACGATATTTTAACCGTGAAGTTAATGATTTCCTAGATTCACTTTTCAGTGATATCGATAAACTAAAAAACAGAGACAGTAATTCACCGATAAAAACTCTGACTGATGAGGTTCATCTTTTTCGTGCAAGGGTTTTTGAGGACCAAGAGGAAGTAAAGCAAGCCTTGGAGCATCCCGAGAAAAATTTTGGACCTCCCCCAACAACTTTGGCTCGCTCGGGCCGTATGAACGCACAGGGGATTTCAGTATTTTACGGTGCAACCTCAGTGAATTTGGCAATTGCTGAAGTAAGGCCGCCCGTCGGCAGTATTGTAGTAACGGCCTGTTTTGTACCGTTACGCGAGCTAAAAGTGCTGGACATTTCTGCCCTTGACTCGATTAGTTTCGGCTCAGGTAGTAAATTTGATCCTCAGACTCGCAAAACCAGTGAGCGCGCGATTTTTTTCAGTACGCTTTCCCGTAAGTTGACGCTTCCTACTTTTGGAAAAAGGCAGGACAGTGATTACCTCATCACCCAAGTGGTTGCCGATTACCTAGGTGACCGAAATAAATTTAAGCTTGATGGTGTCAGCTTTAAATCTACCCAGGTAGATGCCAACGGTGAGGATGCTGAGACAGGATATAATGTCGTTCTGTTTAATAAGTCTTCCGGCGTCAGGCATGCCGCAGATAAATCTCGCCGATATAATGTTGAGATGTATGAACACATCGAAGATGACCAGTATGCTTTTGTTCCGGAAATTCAGTTGATAGTTGAGGAACAAATAAAACCGAGACATATGGGTTCATTTTCATCCTCGCATGACAAAAATGATGCACTACTGTTGAAAACCAACAGTATGACTTATCATAAAATTACTGGTGTAAAATACCAAACAAGTGAGACGGAGATTCATCAGGGAGATAGCGTTCGAAAACAAGAGCCACCTCAGAAATTCGATGACCTGATTGACTTCTGATCATCCGTTATATCAGGGTAAACTATTATTAAAGATGATGTGAGGGCAGTTAAGGAAGGAATTCACCCGGTATCGCGTTACTGGCGTCCCTTGATACCAAGCGGGCAGATTGCTGAACAGACACGTCTGTTTGAGCGAGGAGTTGGCTTTGTAGAATGCTTCAAGAGATAAAAACGCCTTATTTACGCAACTTGCTGCGAAAGGACCATGGCTTTGCTAGCTTCGGCACAGAGCGGACTGTCAGATTAGGCTTTACTCTGTGCCATAGATATGTAAGCTCACACCAGAGCTCATACAACTTCTTGCGGCATTTCCGGCCATTCAGGATTTGCAGGATCCACACGACTGACCAGAACGCTGTAGCGTTCCCATGCCTCCAGTCGACTGCGCTCCTCATCTGTTGCCATATTCAGCCTGACAGCGCGCTCCAGCGGCAAAATCACGGATTCAGCATCTGCTAGAAGTCTGGCTTTCCGATAGCCCATTTAAAGGATAACTTCCAAAGCAGTGGCAACTAACACTATTTATATCATGAGCAAGGCTTTTCCAGTTTTCATGCTCTCAGGGCATAAAAGTATCAACTATTTCTAATCCATGCCGATACTAACAAAAATACCACCATAAAATATAATTAAGAAAATGTTAAGGATCTACATGAAAAGCTATTTAAAAGGTGTTTGGGAATACTTCGCGAGTCACATGTTGTTTATGTATCTCGGCTCAGTCTCTTTTGCATGGATTGATATCTGGTTTTTTAAAAAAATTGAACCATCAACAATTACTGCAACAGTTTCAACAATAACACTTGGACTAGCGATTTATGCATTAACAAGGGTAAATGAATGGATTAAAAACAAAAAATCAGAAAAGGCTTTCGAGAGAACTACATTGTTCATCGACAGCATGTTTCGATCAAAGGACTTAAATCATCAATGTTATCAATCACTTATTTCTATACAGCCAAGAATAAAAAGTGAGAACCCCATACTCTACAAGCATCTCACTACAAGTGGGAGGGAGTTACTTTCTGAGTCAAAAGATTTACGATTCGAATTAGTTGCAATTCGGGATAGTTTTGGTTTGTGGAAAATCAAACCTAATCATTCAGACCTTCTAAATAATCTCATCACCACCTACACTGCTCTTGTTGCACAATTTAATATCATTTATATTTTAATTGATGAATTAGAGCGTGGTGAAAGGGTAGTTTCTGAGTCATCATGGGATAGTTATATCGGAATGATGGCAAGCGCTTATTCAAATTACCATGATCAGTTCGAAATATTCAAAGATTGTAGCTACAATGAACTTTTTAAAATCATTAAATAATAATTGTCGTGTATTGCGATCATATCACCAGCGATACCCATGACATTATGGTGACCTGCTCTCCATTGATTAACACATTGTGATGTCAGTAACGTCCGCTCCTGGCACAGAGCGGACGATATCACTGAGCTGAAGGTCCGCTGAGAGCGAGGAGCAGAAGTTATATTAAAAATTAATTAGCACGTTGATTTAATCACCATGAAGGATAATTAGGTTTTTTTCCTCTTAAAAGAGATACTTTGTCAATTATCTCAACAGAAGCAGTTCTATAATCCTCCTGCTGAAGTAGGTGAACTGCATAATCTCTCAATTCTTGCAAAGTGGAAAAGCCGTTACTTTCGATGAGTATTATAATTATCTTAATATACTTAAAGATTTGTTCAGAGGATTCGTTCGCGTTGACGTTAAGTTCGTAAAAATCTTTACCATCATGAACAAGCTTGTTTCTTACGTCAGTATATAACTCGTCATAAACTTCTAGGTTTTTCTTAAATTTGATTAGTGAGTTATTACATGTAAGTGCTGCAATGTAGGTCCTTTGCTTCCATCCTTTCCAATTTGGGTCAATATTAGCAAGACCATCAAGTGCAAAGACTAGGTTTAGAAATTGTGATTCCGCGCCAATTGAATAAAAAGATTGCCTACATGCCCTAACTACGGAGCTAACTAATTTTGAAAGTTCATTTTCAACGACTCCATCGTAGATAGAAGATAAATATTGCAACCCAGGGTAATACAAGCTGTCAACCTGAGGGCCTAGCCAATTATTACTCACAGCAAGGGGTCTTGATATTCCACTTATCTTAATTGGTTTAAGATGAGTCCTCTCACGAGGAATGATTTCTACATCATAAAATCCGTCAGAGCGTTGACCTGCAGGATTAGGGGTATATTCCATACGTGTAAATGAGCTGTGAGAAAATCTGACTAAATCAAGCGCATATTCAGCTATAGATAAACACATGTTTATAACATGGTTGTTATGATCAATGCTTGAATTAAGTTTTAATAAATCAATATATGGTAGGTCACAGTTAAACTGTATATACGAACCATCTTGCTCTGATAATCGCTTATGTGACTCTTCATCAAATTGTCTTCCGCAATAAAAAATATACTTTCCGATCTCGATGGTTTCCTGAATGAAAATCTTCTCAATCGGCACAATAACTATGCACTCCATATTTTTGTTTTTACCCTCTAATTCAGCTAATTCTAGGTTAGAGCTTCTTGATTTAGCTAACTCTATTTCTACCCACTCAAAGCATATTGAGAAGTCTTCTAGAATTTCGATACTGCTTTTTTGATAACTATCCTTGGTATATTTAAATGTAATGCCATCTCCTTCAGGATAGGCACTGGCCCAATATCCCATATCTCTTAACTTTTTTAGAGATGTTGAGATATCGTCGACTTTATTAATAAAATCCTCTTTTCGCCATAAAACATTGCCAGTGTAGTTTTCGTACGGTGGTATTAAACGAGCTTTCATATAACTTCCTTATTATCCAAGAGGATGTGACTGAAATTTTTATCAGACTTATCTACAATAATATAAATTGACATGAAAAATCTACTCAACAATTAACCGTTATGATTTGCTTGCGACGACTAAAACATGCCGATGGGTCGCATCCGCTCCTGGCACATAGCAGTCCGAGAGACAGTGGCGTAAAGTCATGGAGGATCGGTGGGAGGAGGCGCTAATCCTTTCATACAAAAAATATGTAAAATCAATAACGGCTGTAAATCATTCAATACTCGCACTATCGGAAGTTCACCAGCCAACCGCAGCACGTTCTTGCATACGACGAGCCTGCGGTTTCATTTATCTCCGACCGGAAACATCTTATACAGTGTCGATACACCAACATCATAGATGATCGCTACCTTCTGGCGAGGAATTCCTGCTGCAATTAATCGTCCGGCCTGCTCCCATTGTTCTGGTGTAAGTTTGGGGCGACGTCCACCAATTCGTCCCTGTGCGCGAGCAGCTTCCAGTCCAGCTTTTGTTCGTTCAACAATCAGTTCACGCTCCATTTCAGCCAGGGCACCCATCACATGAAAGAAAAAGCGCCCCATTGGGGTACTGGTATCAATTGAATCCGTCAGACTACGAAAGTTGATGCCTCGTTCGCGCAACTCCTCCACCAGCACGACAAGATGCCGCATACTGCGCCCCAGTCGGTCCAGTTTCCAGACCACCAGCGTGTCACCTGCCGATAATGTCCTGAGCAGCTTTTTCAGTCCTGGTCTGTCGGACTTTGTACCGCTTATCTTGTCTTCAAAAATCAGCTCACATCCTGCACAGTTCAGCGCATTACGTTGTAGATCGGTATTCTGGTCATTTGTTGATACACGTACATAGCCAATAAGCATGTTAAATCCCCCTGGTAAAAGCAGGAATGATGCCATTTGCTTGTTATTTCTTCATTTTCATAAACGTTGGTTTGGGAGAAGGTTCGGCATTACCCGTTGGTGTGCCTGTTCCGTGGCCTTCAGCCACTCCGCCAACAGGCTGGCTGAAATGCAATGGTGCGCCTTTTTCTGCCGAAGAGTATCCGGAACTGGCAAAAGTTTATCCGACAAATAAATTGCCAGATTTACGCGGTGAGTTTATTCGTGGCTGGGATGATGAACGTGGTGTGGATAGTGGGCGAACTCTGCTTTCAGCGCAAGGAGATGCTATTCGAAACATTACTGGCGGTTTTGGTCAGTTGCGCGTAAACAGCGAAATAAATGCAATTGTTGATGTTCAAAGTGTGAGTGGTGCTTTTTACGGAGGTACCTCAGTCCGGAATAACATCAACGTATCTATGACATACGCTAATGACCGAAAAATCCGACAAGATGTTCACTTCTCGGCGGCAAATGTTGTTCCAACAGCAAATGAAAATCGTCCACGTAACATCGCCTTTAATTATATTGTGAGGGCCGCATGATGAATAAAGCTGTATTAAATAGTGAACTCATTGCCATAAAAACGGGAGACATTATCATTTATAATTATGATGGTGAAACGCGTGAATATATTTCTACATCAACTGAATATCTCGCTGTCGGCGTCGGTATCCCGGCATGTTCTTGTTTGGATGCACCAGGTACACATAAAGCTGGTTATGCAATCTGTCGCTCTGTAGATTTAAATTCATGGGAATATGTGCCAGATCATCGCGGTGAAATCGTCTATAGCACCGAAACAGGAGAATCGAAAGAAATCACAGCTCCGGGTGATTATCCTGAAAATACAACCACTATCGCCCCGTTAACGCCATACGATGAATGGAATGGTGAGAAATGGGTGACAGATACCGAGGCACAGCACGGCGCAGCAGTAGATGCAGCAGAAGCACAGCGCCAGTCGCTGATTGATACTGCAATGGCCTCCATCAGTCTGATTCAACTGAAATTACAGGCCGGACGGAAGCTGACGCAGGCAGAAACAACCCGCCTTAACGCTGTGCTGGATTACATTGACGCGGTGACGGCAACAGATACCAGCACAGCGCCGGATGTCATCTGGCCTGAACTGCCGGAGGCGTAGGCCATTCAATATCTGGCGCACCGGAAGTATCGATCAGCTCCAGTGCGTCCAGATAATCCAGCCACAAATTATATTGCGCCAGTTCATCACCTTTCAGACGACCAATAGCGGCTTTACCGGGCCATTGCTTACTGTTCATGTATTCGTTGGCCTGATTAAGCAATAATTGCCTTTCTGATTCTGCCTGCTGAATAAGTTCTTCATGTGATGGTGGAGGTATTAGTGCCCATGTGGGTAATCCATTTTTTCCTGCAACACGAATTTTGTCATCTGGAGGCGTATTGATTGCAAATTCATTATAAACATCATCACTGACAGCCAGAGCATCATCTGGCCATGAATTTGCATTAATGTAATCATCCTTAAGTGCAGGATTCACAAAAATGTTTAAAGATGGACTATAAAACATATTACACCCCTATAGCGATATAACGACCTAATACAGCGTTTGCAGCAGTCGCTATGCTTGAAAAACCGCGGAACTGATTTGATGTAATTGCAGAAGCCGACAGGATTCCTGCGCCTGAAGGTGTATGCCCCACATGACTAACTATCATTCCATAACATGCTGACGGAAAGGCAAAAGGAAAATCGTTAAGATATCCGGCATCTTCACCACCAGACCCACCAAATCTCGCCTGCCCCCACTGAATAATCAGTGTTCTCCGGGAACCTGAAATAATTAACGGGATCGTTACATACCCATTCAGGCCAATGACACCAGATGCAGTGCCAGCCAGAGATAATTCTCCCAAACCAAGGTTTTCGAGAGCCGTTTTCACCGTGCCATCCGATTTGATATCGCCAAACGGATTTTTGCGGCTTAACAGCAGCGCACGAAGCGCGGTAAGCAACTGGTCGTGCCGCCCCTTCTCCAGGCTGGCACCGGATGCCTCCACCACGCTGCAGAGCTCTTCCTGCAACATGTCAAAGTAGTCATCATCCAGATCGGTGGCAGGCGTGCCGGTCTGGGGGTTACCACGGGTAAAACCGTTCTTACCCGCGCCGAACTTATCCTTCTGCGCGGTTTTCGTGTCTATACGATGCATGGATTACTCCGGATATTTAAAAATTACGTAGGTATGCGACGGGCAGAGTTTGTTAAGCACGCACTCGACAACGGTGTCCCCCCAGATACGCAGTGCGGAATCACAGGGATCGCCACATGTCATCCAGGTGGTGTTGGTGGCGGCTGGCATGTTGACCTGCCAGTAATACCGCCATTCCGGCGCATTCACAGCGTCAGTACAGGCCGATGAGCAGGTGAACGTGCTTTTGTCGTATCGCGTGATGGCGGCATCTGGTCTGCCCAGGGCAGCAAGCTGTGCAAGATAAAAATCCTCGTTGATGCCACCCGCCAGGTTAACCTTCGCATCCAGCCGTTGCTGACGCTGGCGAAGGGTCTGTGTCCCTGCGGGATTACATTCATCCGGCAGGCCGCACAGACGCTCCCAGCGATTTATCAGTTCGGTGGTGGTGCGCGGATCCAGCTCCCGCATCAGGGCATCCGCACGCTGATGAACACGAGTTAATGACGGTGCCGCACCGGCAATCGCCGGATCGCTGGCTGACCACGCCGGACCGGGCGGCAGCAGCGCCGACAACAGACGGATGTAATCATCGTTTGTCACGTCCATGAAATCGTCCCCAGAACTGCCAGCTCATTTTTTGCAATGGAGATATTGTCCGCTGGTGCAAGCAACTGATGGCTGTATTCCCCGTTCGCACCGGAAATCGCTTCACTGATACGCGACACCTTCAGTTCTCCCTGCGGATAACCATCACGCAGCAGGAACGAACGCAACTCGGCGGTGATGGCAGCCCGTATTTCGGGTGTGTCCGGCGTCACGCGGATATGAAAATCCACAGTATGCGCCACCGGCCTGAACACATACAAATCAGAGCCTGCCACCGGGGCCAGTGGCCCGATATGTTGTCTTGCCGCCGTTTCCGTTGATTCTTCCGGAATGGGATTAATCAGGTCACTGCCGGCAATCATCACACCGACAGTCCCCGTTCCCATCCAGTGACGGTATGTCCATGCGCGGGTAATGCCGGGCACTTCTTTAGCCCAGACGACATAGTCCCCGTCAGCCCCGCCCTGCGGCGTCCAGTAATACCGCTCAATGACGCGGGCGCGCCACGTTTCCAGATCTTCAGTATCGAATCCGCCAGTCAGGGTATCTGCCACACCGGAAGACGGCAGACCATTCACCGGCGTGACCAGGATTAATGCCGTACCGTCGTCAGCGTTACCGACCGCGCCTGCAGTTGAGCAGGCGATCGGCACGCGCAGGACTCCACCTGAGCTGGTTGCATCAGAAGTTGCCGTGTACTGAACCAGGTCATCGCGCTGAATAACACTCCCGGCGGTCACCTTCAGGCCATCGCTGACACCTTCCCAGCGCATATACCCGCTGGCAGACGTGGCCCCCTTGCGCGGACACCGTTTCATCGCAGCATGTCGCGCCAGCCAGGACTCATCGCACAGGTCAGGCAGCATGTTCATTGCCAGATAATCGATGTAACCGTAAACCGTATGCAGCGCCGCCGCATACACCTTTGCCCGCACGTCTTCATCCATGCGCCGGAGCGTGTCGCTGACGTCCAGCCTGGCGAATAAATCGTTACGGAGCATACTGATATTTTCTGCCAGCGTCGGGCGCTGAAATTCACTGTTCGCCATGCGTTATCGCACTCCACAGATCATCAAAAGAAATCATTACCGGTCCGTCACGACGCCAGAGAGTGATACTGTTACCCAGTTCATTAATCCCGGTGCGGCGGATATCCAGATCAATACGGGACACCACGCCGTCATCAGTCATCCATTGCAGGCATTCGCGGATATATCCCCTTACCGTCTGCACCAGCTGATTGGTCAGTTTGCTGCGCTGAAGCAGCCACAGTCGGGAGCCGTAACGGTCATTCTGTACCGCAGGCCAGGTATCCCCCCACCATCCCATCGGGACGTCGGCATTGTCATCAGGCTCCGCCCGCCGCCAGGTGAACAGGGAAATCACCACGGCGCGGGTCAGCGGATCCAGCGGTGCGCTGGCGCAGGTGCGTTTACCGTTCACCGTCAGCCACAGTTCCATCATGCCTCCATCGCTTTATCAGGTTTGTCGGTGTTACTACCCTGACCGTTCTCTCTGTGACGATGCCCGTTATAGGCAAGCCGCATCGCTGACATGGTGGTGCCGCCGGAGTCGCACAGGTCTTTCACCTGTCCGGTCACTTCCAGATCCATTTCAAAACGTGCTTCAGGTGCATTGCGAAACGTGATCGTTTTCCCTGCACCGTCCACCACGATCCCCTCCCGGGTCAGCGTCACGGACTGCCCCTGATCGTCATAGACAGCCACCTCCCCCGTCTGCAGCCCTTTCAGGCGGTAGCGCCGGTCCGACACCGTAACAACCACCGCATGAGAACGGTCGCCATCCGGAAACAACACCACCGCTTCCGCACCGCTGTTTGCCCTTGCGGTAAAACCGTAGGGTTCAAGATGTTCAACCCCGGCTTTGGGTTCACCGGCAATCAGGGACACATCCACGGTCTGACATTTCGTGGCGGCACTGATGCTTTTCACCACTGCCCGCCCAATCAGGCCGAGAAGTTGTCGCTGCATGGCTTCAATCGTCCTCATCAGAACGGGTCCTCCTGTACTCTGGCTTTTTTCTTTTTCCGCGCGCCGGGGGCTTCGGGTTCAGGCAGATAAGCATCAGGTGGGCCGACACGGATTTCCGTCAGGGTGCCATTCTGGTCCTGAGTAAACGTGACTTCCGAGACAAGCAGTTCGGTATTGTCGAAACCACAGACCGGATCGAAGACAATCACCCGCTGGTTGGGCTGCCACAGCGTACCGTTACCCTGTCGCCAGCCCTGCACCACATAGGTGGTTTCATCCGTCCGCGCCGCCCGTTGTCGGGCTTCAAAGTCAGCACGCGCAATACAGCCTGCCCCCGTAGCCTGCCCTGTCTGCCTGATATACATCGGACGGTAACGGGCAATAAATGCATCCTCTGTGCGGGCCCGCAGCGCGGTGGTGGTGGCCTCACCGAAATCATCGTCGTTTCCGGCACGCTGCCCCGCCACCTGGTAAACTGAAAACCGCTCCCGGATACTCTTCTCCGTATCACAGGAAAGGATGTTTTCCCCAAGTACCAGCGCGGTATGTGCCCGCGTTGAGCCAATACCACCAATCACCAGCCTGCCGTGCGGGTCGTCATAAGCCAGCGCCTGCTGCTGACCGAGTATTTTGTTGATCACCTCGATCACCGTTTCACCGTGATCAGGCTGGACATCCGGAATAACACCCGACGGCGCATCGCTGTTCACCACCTCAATGCCGAAAGGCGCAGCAAGCGCCTGCGCAATCTGTACCAGCGATCGTCCGTTAAACTGTGTCGGTTCGGCTGCACAGTCAATCAGGTCAGCAGTCAGACTACGTCCGGCAATACCGGTGCTGACCGAACGGGCATCGTAACGAACGGGGGTCGCCTCCACCCAGCCGGTGATCACCAGCTCATCACCAATCAGCACTTCCACTTTTGAACCATTTTTAATGCGCGGCTGAAGCGTGGTGATACCCTCATCTCCCGGCCACTGGCGGGTGATCTCCACGCTGAAATCCCGCGCCAGCCGTTCAATACCGGCACCGATGCGCACCGATGTCCAGCCATTCCACTCTCGGCCATTTACCCGTAGCGTGACGTTATCGTTCATTGCACTGGCACCTTCAGAGGGATCACCGGCACAAAGCCGGGATGCGTAATGGCATTACGCCGGATAATGTCCGCGTCACGCGCCGCGTTATCAAACCAGGTCGCCGCCAGCACCAGCGCGGGTAAAACCTCATCCGGCGTGCGCTGAATGATCCGTGCAGACTGTTCAAGGCGCGTGTTGATATCCGCATTCAGATCTGCTTTCACCCGGCGCAGCGCCAGAAACAGCGCATCACTGGTTGTACGGGACAACTCCTTATCAGTTGCCGTATTCAGTGTGTCGCGAATGTCAGTCAGTTCTTCCCACGTCGGCAGGTCAACCGTGCTTTTCACCGCCGGAGCATTGTTCAGTGCCGGATGCGTGACGGAAGGCCAGCCAGTGCTCTGCGCGGGTGTTGTTGCCTGCCCCACTGCGGCATTCTGCATCACCGCGGAAGTTGTTGGCGCAGGCAATCGGGTGACGGCATACGCCGCTTCGCTGATTGCGGTCGTACGAAGGATGCTGGCAACCACGTTACGCTGCTGCGTCGCCGTGGCGGTGGTTTTACTGTCCGTTTTCCAGACGCCGCGCGGTTGCAGATCGCTGCCGAGGCTGACACCGGAAAGCGTTTTGATCATGGTGACCAGGTCGCTGGCGTTACCATAAAGGCGTTTCCCGGTACGCCACATTTTCTGCACCTGCTCAACGAAATTTTTGCCTGACGATGGCGGCGGCAGAAGTACCGAGATATCCCCCTGCAACAGCCTGGCGGCATCCGATACGGCAGAATCCACCACTTTCATCGCATCAGAAACATACCCCAGCATTGTGCCGGCATTACCGACGACGTCGTTCTGCACAAAATCCGCCACGCCATCGATACTGAAACCACTGAAGCTGTCACTGATGCAGTCATCCAGTGCAGAACAGGATGACATCAGCGTCTGCGCCGTCGCCGCACCTGAAGTGGGATAAGAGAGTTCTCCCGCTTCGACAAACTTCAGGTCAAAGCGGACAATACGCCCTTCACTCTTCGATGTGCTGACCCGAACTTCCCCGTCAACACAGACTTTCAGCTCACCGTAAGTCGGATGGACAAGCGTGCCGGGACCGGGTTTATTCAGCGCGTCAATCAGGCGATCGCGCTGGTCAAAGCAGTCATCTCCCACCACATAAGCCGTGATGGACGGGCGGAAAGTGACTTTTCCCAGATCTTCGGTATAGGGTTTGTCGCGGTTCGGATATTCGTGTGTTTCCACACGACGGCCGGTTCCCGCACTTTCTTCTTCAACCTTAAACGGCACACCTCGAAATGACGCATCCTGAAGCCTGTCTTTCCACGTCATATACACTCCGAAAATAAAAAAGCCACCTATTAGAAGGTGGCCTTGTAATGAATTTTATTAATTAGCGAGTCAGAAACAACGAATCTTTATACTTTTGCTGTTGTTCATTTAAATACTTAGCTGTTTCATCGCTGGCAAATGGAAATATTACCGTATTTTTAGGCATGGTAATTTCTTTTTTGTCCAGCGTCAGAGTAAACATAGGAACATACTGAGCAGAGTAACGCACCGCAGAAACGAGCTCTAGTTTAGACTCTTCAATAACACTTAAATTATCCAGGCTAACTTTCTCTTCATCTTTTTTCTTTGACGCATTTAAAGTTTTTATTACTTTATTTAATTTCTCCTGAAAATCCTCCTTAAAGTTTTCAGGATTGCCGTCGACAACAAGAATCTGTTCGCCCTGATTATCTGGAAAAATAATCTTTGCACTTATCAATTTATTTTCTTTATAAACATCACCAAGTTTTATGGCTCCTCCAGATAACTGAATAATATGTTCATCTTTAAAGGAGATGTTGCCAGAGATTATGAGAGATGAAAAAATAGCCGCTGCTCCAAGAATTACACTTGCTGTGATATAGCCTTTCATTTTTCGCCTATTAACATTTTTCTAAATGTGCATTAATTCTATCACTCTATTTATGACTTACAACCAGCAATACATGTGAGGGGAATCCTAGCTACCAAAATCGGGTATAGCCAACATCGTGATTTATATCAATGCCACTGGAGCGTGTTTCCGTAACCCGCATACCTGGTGGCATATTTATAAATGATACCTTGATCTCACCATCAACTTTTGGCGCGGTAGCTTTATTAATCATGAAGGGATTCGAGCCTGTGGCATCGGAGGCGTTGTTTGACTGAGCCGGATCTACCGCCGGATAAGGTGTGTATCCCCGCGCCGGTATTCCCGTCCCATAAGCATCATAAGCACCCGCGCCCCACTGCGCAGAGTTAATGGCATCGACCGTGTCACCGGAACTGTCGGTAAACCACTCAATAATTGGCTTCAGCTTGTCCCACATATCCTGAAACCACTTAACAACCGGCCCCCAGTTATTGATCACCATCCCCAGCGGCGACCAGGCAAAAACTTTCTTAAGGAGTTCCCAGCCAGCCTCAAAATAAGGACTAATGGTTTCCCAGAGCTTCTTGAAATAAGGTCCGACAACATCCCAGTTGGTGATAATTAATCCCGCAGCCAGGGCTATCGCCGTCGCAATCATGCCAATCGGCGTCATCGACATGATCCTGCTGACAATGCTGATGGCACTGCCCACGCCCATCAATCCCAGTTTCAGAATCGCAAGACCGGCAGCAAGCCCGACGACGCCGCGAATAACCCGGGGATTTTCATCCGCAAACTTCGTGAATTTCTCCCCCAACTCCCCCAGCCACTGCGTGATGTTCTTAGCGTCACCAGAAAATGCGCCGCCAATAGCCGCAAGGCCGTTAGTTGCGGTCCCCGTCATTGCCTCCCACAGGTTGGACAGCGTACCAAGCTGAGCCTGAACACGTTTATTCAGGCTGGCCTGTTTATTCATCTTCTGCTGGATCTGATCGTAGCCATCCTTTCCTTTATCGATCAGCGCATTGACCACCTGAAGGGTTTCGGCATCATCACCAAATATTGCCTTAAGTACACCGGTTCGCTTAACGTCGGTCAGTTTTCGCAGCTTTGCCAGTTGCCTGAACATGTTATCAAGACCACCAAAACTCCCTTTGCCATCAGTAAAATCGAGCTGTACCCCGAGTTTCTGGCGGGCCATGATTTTATTGACGTCCCTGATTTTCTTAACGCTTAATCCGGACTGGATAACTTTTCGCAGGGCATTACCTGCCGACTCCCCGTTCATCCCCATCTGATCCATCATGACACTGATGGGGGCAAGACTCTGTGCAGCCTGAAGACCGTCCTTATTCACCATCTTCAGAACAGAGCTGGTTTTAGTGAAGAATGACAGCATGTTGGTGTCGTCAACGCCCAGATAAAACGCCTTCTGAATTGTGTCGAACAGCCCCATCATGTCTTCTGAGGCCGTTCCGGTAGCATCCTGCATCTTTGCGGCAAACTCGGCAGCCGCTTCCGGTGTTTTTTTCAGTTGTACCGCAAGATAAGCTGTCGCTTTACCCACACCACCCAGAATGTTTTCTGCCGGGATCCCCTGACGCACCAGCATCTGCATCATGTTCTGGAAATCAGCCGTTGTACCGGGTAGCTGGTTACCCAGGCCAATAGCCAGTTTATTGATGTCCTGAAAGCTCTTTCCAACCTCGCCGTTCGCATCCATCATGGCGACTTTCAGCCCGGTAGCGGCGTTTTCCTGATCGGCATAAGATTTCAGGGAAAGCGTCAGCCCCGCTGCCAGTCCGCCACCAAGCGCCAGCCCACCCTGTGACGCTTCTTCCGCCTGGCGTTTAAATCCCCGGATTTTCTTTTGCATTTTCGACAGCGCGGGAGAAAGCCTGTCGACACCGGTGATCAACGCCTTAAGCTCAAATTCAGCCATGTGTGCGTTTCTCCTGCTCTATCCTGTTTGCCTGACTGACCAGCAAGGGAATTTCACTGATCGGCATATTCAGCAATTCGAAGGGATTAATGCGCCAGTAGCTGGCGCAGTCAAAGAAGCGATCAGTGAGGTATTCAGCCGTCAGGCCTGGAGGAAAAAACCAGCCACAAGCCACGCCGCTGCATTCAGGTCTGCCGGAGACATCTGGTCGACAGAGCTTTGCGGCACTTTCGCCAGCCGCACAATGTATTTCGACACCACATGCGCCAGAAGTCTGACGGACTCATCCTGATTCATCTGGTAGGGATACCCCAGCTCGCGGACATCCTTCCCGGTGGGTTCATCAAACTCCAGTACGGAGAGTGTCTCACCATGAGCGATAATCGGTTTCTTTAACTCAAGCTCTTTCATTACTGGTAATCCCCTTCTTCACCGTGGAACTCAAGATCAACCGTGCCTTCTTCGGCATTATGGTTCGCTTCTCCGTGCAGCCAGGCGGACGACAATACATAGACCTGACCGTTCGCCAGCTCGGCAGTGATGGTCATCTCATCAGACGAGGTGATTTTGCTCACCGGAAAATTCTTCGGCACCTTGAAGGTCCCTTTGACATAAGGCGCACGGTGAGTTTCCTTGCGGTCCACTGAACCGTCCAGGCCGATGATGTCATCATTGACCGTCCTGTTCATGGGCACCTCAATGCCGCCGGTCAGCGATAGCTGCTGACCGTCAATTTTGAAATAACAGGTTCCCCCGATACGGGCCATTATGCAGACTCCTCTGAATACTGAAGACGGAACTGGTTAACCACGGCAAAAACACGCAACTGGTTAACATAGTCAGGCGGGAACAGCGTGTTCAGGCGGTTCGGATCGCTGGCATCACGCTCAACAACCAAGTACTGCTTAAACAGTTCGTAGTTTTCCACGATCCCCGCACACTCAAGCTGACGGTAGGTTGCCAGCAGTTCCCCTTTGATTACCGCCGGGGTGACAATCGCCTGACCGGGACCAAAGCGGGTACCGTCGCTGGCAAGCTTGTGACGCCCGTACTTACTGGTAATGACGGATTTCAGTTTGCGCAGTACATACGCACTGGTATGCAGCGTCTCGCTGTCGAGGTAGCTGTTATCCGCAACCCCGTAAGCATTTTTCCTGTACGTGGTGACATCACGCTGAATGCGCAGCCCCCCGCTTTCGACATACGCCGTTGCCACGCCATGAGACAGCAGGGTCTGCTGCTCGGTCATCGTGAACCGTTTCCCCTTCGGCGCAGGCAGCATACCCACCAGCTCACCGGTCTGCGTGGGACGTGCCGGATCGTTGCGGATAAACACCGCTGCGCGGGCGGTACGGCTTGCCGCCAGCTCGTCGGCAGGCGTCTGGGTCTCTTTTTCGTACCCCGCTAGGGTGATGTGCTGCTGGTTAAACTGGTCACCTGCGTTCACCAGTTCTGACAGTGTGCCGGTCTTTGCCGTATACACATGACCATACAGCTGACGCGCATAGCTCCAGCGACCGCTGGTATCGTTCATCTCGGTCACCAGCGTGTTAACGGAGGCCGTGTCGTTGAACGGCAGACCGATATAATCAAACGGCTCATCCGCCATTGCAGCCACCGCGCCGGTGAGAACCGGAGCGCCCGTTCCGGCGGTCCCCGTCGCCACGGCAATCTGTACGCCCGCTGGCAGCACTTCACCCCCACCGAAGCCGTAGTAATTGAGGCTGACAGGAATTTCATTCCCGCAAAGCCCCTTATGACGCGCGGTCAGCGTGACAACACCAGCCGAAGATGAAGCTGTAAACGGCAGAGTCGGAACGGCATTGATGGCATCCTGGATACTGCTGGCAATCGTCGTGACGTTATCGCCGTTGGTCACCGGAGCCTGCACACGGGTACGTCCCACATAGACATTCACCGTGCCGCTTTCGGTTGCTTCCCCGGTCACCGTCAGCGTAACCGTTGCCGCCGCGCCTGTGGCTTCCGGAACGGCAATCACATACAGCTCGCCAAACGGGTCAGTCTGGCGATAAGCCTCGACCATACGCGCCAGCTGACTTCCCGCACCACAAATCTGGCGTGCATAGTCTGCCGACGGCATCAGCACCAGGCTGTTGGCAACAATCTCTGCACCGTTATTGGCATGACCAATCAGCAGCGATGCTCCGCTGTCCTGTGCAGTATTCGCCGCCGAGTTATCCATTTCCGCATAAAACAGCGGAACCAGCGTATTCGACGGAATGGTGTTAAAGCTTATCGTCATCGGTGTTCACCTTTTTATTCACGCGCCGGATATCACCCGCGGCTTCACGGCGCAGCCAGTAGTTGTTCTCGTCAACATTTCGCCCTTCGGCGGGCAAAAGGTCGCCGCGGGCAGGGTCAGGCACTGACCGCCCTTTAACAGGTTTCACAAACATGATGATTCTCAGGAAGGAAGGGTTATTTCGGTGTGATGTTCGATATCGCCGTCAGGCCCGTTACCGGGATCGAGATAATCAACATCAATCGCCAGCGTTCGCAGTTCATCTAGACTGTTCAGGTCATCCTGCTGGCGGGTATCGTCTTCAGTCAGCTCGCTGATGACCGAAAAATCGAACTGATAAATCAGCTCATGACGATTCAGATCCAGCAGCGTACCGCCGTCATAGGTAATCGGGTTACCGCACGCTTCCGGGTTCCAGCCCAGCAGAGCCTTAAAGAGCATCTGCCGGACATCGTCCACCACATCATACGAGGCAAACTGACCGCGCTCATCACGCCCGTTACTCAGTATGACAACCACGGAGAAGCCCTCTTTCAGCTCCTGCCAGTAGTCGGTCTGGCTTTTGTTTTCTCCCGGAGAGTCATCACCCGGTACCACATATGCCGCCGGGAGCTTCAGCTTTCCGACCTCCGGCAGATTTTTGAACTGGGCCGCGCCTGCAACCCGGTTTTCAAAATACGGACAGCGGGCACGCAGTGCAGCAATAACAGGCGTCAGTTTCATCTGTGTCGTCGCTCCGGCTTCAGTGATTTACGCAATTCCCGCGCCAGAAAATAGCGTGTCCAGCTGCGGTTCTTTTCAAGAGTTTCCACCATGAAGTTATTACGTGGAGCCAGTCGCCAGCCGCTGCCACCGGATGCACCACGATGATGGCTGCGACGACGCTTTGCCCCTCGCCTCACGCCATAGAACAAAAAAGCCGGATAAAAATCACCGGTGATACGGCGGTTTCCCTCTCCATTACGCTGGTTAGGGGCTATACGTGCCATAAAACCAGGGCGATGTTTACTGGCTCTCGGCACCATGTAACCAATCGAACGAGCCAGGCGTCCGGTCTGATAACCGGGGTTTTCACCCGGTGCCGACCGCGCACGGCGCATCACCAGCCGACGGGCATCACGCATATGACGCTGCCCAATCGTGATAAACGCCCGCCGGACACGGGCGCGGTTAAAGCGCATCTCCGCGGGCTGCTGAACATCAACGTGAAAAAAGGGAGTCGCCATTGCTGCCTCCGTGACTCTGCGTAAATTCGCCCAGTTCCGTACACTCCAGCAGCAGAAAGCGCCGCGCCCCGTTCAGATCGCGCTGACGTTTCACCCGGTACACACTGTCACCGCAGACCACCTCATAATCAGCGGTGATCCCCCGGCGGTAGCGAATGGTGATGTAATGGGTGATGGCGTCCCCGGTCTGCGCGGTTTCCTGCCAGGTGGTGGCACTGGTCTGGATAACCTTCGCCCATGTCCGGAACGTAACCGGGTATTGAGACTCCACGCCAAAGTTACCCGCGGGCATATCCACCCGCTGGCGGATCAGGACGCGTTTATTCAGTTCACCGGGGTCCGGCAGAATGTAGGTTGCGCTGGTCTGCGCCTGACGAATTTTCATTGCGGAAAGTACCTGTACGGGCCGACAAGCCAGCCAAAACTCTGCGGCATGTCGAGTTTCTCCACCTCCGTAACCGACGAGCGGTTTTCGTAAAAATGGCTGATAAGCATCAGCATCCCCAGACGAATATCATCCGGCAGGTGCAGCCCGTCCGGATCGCTGTCCGGAATGGTTTCATCCGGTGCATAGAGCTTCCGGTTCAGATACGTTTCCGTCCGCTTTTGTGCCGCACAGGCCAGCAGTTGCAGATGGCGGTCATCAGCATCGAAATCCTCATCCAGCCGGAGTTGGGCTTTAATCTCTTCCATTGTCAGAAGCATACTCAGCCCTCTTTACTGGTCGTGGCTTTCTTCTCTTTTGCCGCTTTACTGCTTTTTGCACTGATTCCGCGCTCTGCTAACCCGGCCTGAAGTGCAATCTCCTGCACCCGGGCAGGAAGCGCCCCGTCGTCATACTCACCGGCCCGAATGACCTCTACACGCATACCGTCCGGTGACCATTTCAGATCTTGTTTCAGGATCATGATTCTTCACCCGTCAGAACAGGGGGCGCGGTTCCGCGCCCCTGAGTGATTACGCCGCTGCAATCTTCAGCAGTTTGATGGCCTGCGAATCGACCAGCATCCCGCCGGTGCGCTTGGTGGTATAAAAACCGACAAACGGTTTATTGGTGTACGGGTCACGCAGAATGCGGGTGCCGATACGGTCAACGATGGTGTAACCCCGTTTGAAGTTACCAAATGCAATGGCTTTCGCATCAGCGGCGATATCCGGCATCTGTTCGTTTTCAGCGATACCGTAACCCGCCAGAGAGGACGGCTGCCCCAGTTCCAGCCCCGGACGCCACAGATAGTTACCCTCGCTGTCTTTAAGCAGACGGATGGCAAACAGGCTGTTGTTGTTCATCATGAATTTCGCGCCAGTGCGGTGTGCCTTACGCAGCGTGTAAATCAGTTTGATAATGGCGTCTGCGGTCACCGCCGTCGCTTCGCCGGATACAATATGCTGAAGTTTGCCGAACGCCCGGACCTTATCGGTTTCATCAGTGGATTCATACGCCAGGAACCCTTTCGGCTTCTTGGTACCATCGCCGGTGGTAAAGGCAATTTCTTCCTGTTCGGCAAATTCGGTTGCCAGCTCGCTGTTGATCCATGCTTCCACGTTGAAAAAGGCATCATCCAGCATTTTCTGGGTGGCCTGCGGGTTACCGTAGATTTCCCCCATGAAAGGTTCAATCAGGCCCAGTTTTGAGGTGGCAGTCTGGGAGCGCGCGTCAGTCTCGCCAACCCATCCGGAAGCCGTGCCGCCCAGATTCACCAGTTTTTTGTAGTCGGAACCACCAACGGTGATCACCGTGGCTTCCTGGCGCATCACCACTTCATCTTTCAGCAGGGTGAGAATGTTGCGATCCAGTGCTTCCGGCACGGCATAGCCGCCGTCTTCATCGGTGCCCACCTGTAATGCCTTGCGCTCCAGATCGCGCAGACCATCTTCACGGCCTTTACGCAGGAAGCCCACAAACGCTTCTTTATGCTCGGTGGCCAGTTTATTTTGCGCACCACCTGCCGGACGTTTCAGCTCAAGCAGCTCTTTTTCAAGATCGCTTTTGAGGTTTTCCAGCTCGCTGAGTTTCCCGTTCAGGGTTTCCACCTGCCCGGCAAGTTTGCCTTTTTCCTGCTCAATCGCATCCACGCGCTTGTCGTTCTTTGCTTTGAAGTCGTCAAACTTCTGCTGCAGCTCCTGCGCGACCTGTTCGACATCTTTAATATCAACCGCCATCGTATTTCTCCTGATTAGAAGTTCAGATTTTTCAGTGCATTCAGTGCAGAGCCCACATCCTCAGCGTCGCACAGGGACAGTGCGCCATAGCCCCCGGCCATGAATGCTTTGGCCTGGGTACGGGAGAGTCCGACATCACGCAGGACTCTTTCGATTTTTTTCTGTTCGGGGATTTCCCCGCGGGCCAGTGCGTTCTTGACGTCGCTGATCCGCGCCTCGTCGTTAGACGGGAACGTCACCAGGCTGACTTCCCAGAGGTCGATTTCTTTCAGCAGAAAGGCTTCTTTGCTCCGGTCGTATTCCCAGTCTTTCAGGACGTACCCAATAGAAAGGCCGGTTAACGAACCGGCCTTCATGTGTGCATGTGCGCGTTTTGCGAGGGGATCATCATCAATAAGCAACCGTCCCCTGACGTAAAGCCCGACATCGTCTTCCTTCATTTCGGTGTAAACACCGATGGGCTCATCCATGCGGTGCTGCCAGAGCAGCGCAGGTAAAGCTTTTCTGTCACTCCACGCCCGCAGGGAAGCAGCAAATGCCCCGGACATCACCACATCATCGTGGCTGTCCTTTACACCAAAGACGGAGCCATATCCTTCAAACTCACCGGAGTCACTGACAGATTTCAGACTCAGCGGTACATCAAGACGTTGTTTCGTCTGCATTGGCGTTATCCTTCTGCTTACCGGCTTTACTGCCATCGGAGGGTTTCGTGGTCATATTCATCGGTGTGAGATAGACATCCCCACCGGGACGCGGATTCATATCTTCCAGGTCGCGGCAGTCATTGGGAGAGTAAATTCCCCAGTTGATCCCGGTGGCGTAGGCTTCAAAACGGGACTTCATATCCCCGCGCAATAACGCCCCGGCGTTAAATTTGGCGTAATAAACGCCCTGCTTACTTTTTCGAACCAGTCCGGTGTTGATCCGCTGCTCGATGCGGGTCAGATACGGCACCAGTGAATAGTTGATAAATCCCAGCCCCAGCTCTTCGATATTGTTGAAGGTGGCGCGATCGGTGTTCTGCACCATGTGCAACGGCACCCGGAACAGACGACAGATTTCTTCAAGCTGAAACTTGCGGGTTTCCAGGAACTGGCTGTCCTCGGCGTTCAGCGCCATCGACTTCCAGTCCAGCCCCATCTCAAGGATCATCGGGCGGTGAGCATTGCCAAGCCCGGTGTGACGCTCCTCAAAATCTTTCTTCAGGCGCTCATAAGCCTGATCTGACAGCGTCTGCTCTGTACGCAACACACCCGACGTCACCGCGCCATTGCTGAACAGTCTGGCCCCGTGCTCTTCGGTCGCTGCCGCCAGCGATATTGCCTCGCGGGCATAGGCGATGGGATTCAGCCCCACCAGTCCGTCCAGCGTCAGCGTGCGCACATGCCAGATATCCTCCTGGCTCAGTACATCCGTGGAGCCATCCGGGAATGTGACCTGATAGACCGGCTCCCAGCTACTGTTAAGCTTCGGTACCACACAGCCGGGATCGACGGGCAGCAGTTCAGCCACTTCGCCAAATGCTTTCACTTTGTAGGCGTAAAAGTTTCCCCGCAGGCACAGACTGGTGACCACCAGCTCCCAGAACTCCTGCGGCGTCATATAGCCATTGGGATGCGTGGAGATCAGCTTATGCAGACGTTCGCCAGTGGCTCTCTGCTTCAGGCTGCCGTTCAGGTGATACAGATTGCAGGGCAACATCCCGACCGACTCTGCCAGCACTCTGACGCAGGAAAAAACCGCCGTCAGTCGCATGGCCCGCTGACTGCTGATCTGCTTTCCGGTATAGGTGTCGTAGGACAACCCGATGGCATCCGCCAGCTCTGCTGGCGTGGTCACCGGTGCGTCACTTTTTCGTTGAAATAATCCCGAAAAGAACACTATTTACCTCCACCAACAGACGGCTGTGTACGGTCGAGATATCGCGCCACCAGCCACGACCAGAACAGGCACAACGCCCCGGCAACAACAAACCCCGCCGGGGGATAAATCAGCCAGGCACCATACGCCAGCAAAAGCGCCCCCAGCACGCCCACCAGAGGCGCGAGAATCAGCATGATCATAATTACCTCAGTTAAAGCGAGCGGATCCCATAGGACTCAATGTGGTCAGACAGCGTGTCTTCTTTCTCGTACAGCATGGCTCTGCCAACCGCCATAATCAGCGCAACTGCACCGTCAATTTTGTTTTCCGCCTGCTCTTTGACGGGCTTCACCACATCATCGTTACCCGGAATGGTTTTGCCGACCACGTTGCCGATACACCAGGTCATGATGGGATTGCCATCATGATGAAAGCGCCCCGATTCAATTGCCGCTTCCAGCTCTTTCATCGGGTCGGACATGTTGGTGTAGTTCTGAATGATAGTGATGGGGTTCAGGTCTTCATCAGCAAGGTCATGTGACAACCCGGTCGCCCCGAAGGGGTCGATGGGTGACTCACTGACCGGGCTGATTTTGTTCGCTGCTTTGGCCTCTTCGAGGATGTAGCGATAATCCACCTCTGCACCATCGGTAACGGTCAGGACGCCCATTTCCACCCATTTCTGAAAGCGTTCGGCTGTCCGGCGATCTTCATTTTTCTCGACGCTGTACACCGTGTCATACGGTACCCAGAAACGCGGGGCTACACTGTAGTAATGCGTTTTACCGTCAATCTCGCGGGTATAAAGTCGCGCCATGCTGTTCATATCCAGCTTACGCGCCAGGTCAAAGGCCAGAATGCACGGCTGCCCCTCGAACTGCTCAAGGGTAAGTGATTTATCCTCGCAGCTCTGCCAGCTCACCAGGTTGAAATACGCCGAACGCGCCGACACCCAGATATTGAGGTGTTTTGTTTTAAAGACGTTTGCCAGACGGGCGTTATTTTTCGCACGCTGTTGCTGACTTAACAAAAACTCACGGTAAACCGACACCCCGATATTCGGGTTAGCTTTTTCCAGCACCTGTGGGTCGGTCCAGTCGTCACCTTCGTCAACGGTATAGATGATCCCGAACAGTTCATCGTTGGGTACCGACCCGTTGAGCATCTCGATAACTTCCCGCCGCTTGTCGTAGCACGGCCCCTCAATGTTGTACCCGGCAGTAGTAATGGCCCACATCAGTGGCTGACGTCGCGCCCCCATCCCGGTAAGCATCGTGGTGTAAAGCGCATCGGTGGCGTGCTCGTGATATTCATCCACCACCGCACAGTGGGGTGATGATCCATCACCGGGGTTACCGATCAGCGGTTCAAACCGCGCGCCATCCTCCGGACGGTTCATGTTTGAGGCGTTAACCTCAATCCCGAACGCTTCCGTCAGCATGGGTGTGCGTTTACACATCAGTCGCGCCGGGCGAAAGACTTCCCACGCCTGTTTCTCTGTCGTGGCACCGGAATACACTTCCGCGCCAAACTCGTTATCACAGGCAAAACAATACAGGGCGACACCGGCAGAGATTGCCGATTTGCCGTTCTTACGGGGAATTTCGGTATACACCTCCCGGAAGCGGCGCAGCCGGGTACCTTTATTGACCCAGCCAAACGCACAGCAGATCACAAAGAGCTGCCACGGCTCCAGCGTGATGGGCATCCTCTTGAATGCCCACTCCCCCTTGGTGTGCGGCAACAGTTGAATAAATTTGGCGGCCCGTTCAGCCAGGTCCTTGTCGAAGCGGTAACGAAACGACTTACTTTTTTCCGCCATCAGGTCATCAAGATGGCGCTGGCAGGCCTGAATCACAAACTGGCAGGCCACAATCTTTCCGCGCACGACATCACGGGCATACTGATTGGCAGCATTTACGTTGGGGTAAGATTTCCGGCTCATGACTCGATGATTTTCAGAAACGGGTTAGTGGCTTTCTTCTGCCCCGCCAGGCCAATCAGACGCTGGCGGCTGCTGGGGTCGAGTCCGAGCATTGCCCCCGTGCTGCTCATCTCGGACTCCTGTTCTTTTTTGGCGGTCAGCTCCGGATTTTTGACCCTGCCGCCCATTGCACCGGTGATGGTGTTGCCCTGTATGGCAATATTTTTCACGGCACGTCGCCAGAACTCATAGGCCACGCACCACCGCTCAAGCACCGCGAGGTCAGTCACGCACAGCAGGCCCTGACCGCAGAGTTCTTTGGTTGTCAGTTGCCACATGATCGTGGCGAGAGGGAGATCTTCTTCAGCGAACCACTCCGGTGGCTCAACACCTTTGATGGGCGTAAAAACAGGTTCATCTTTGTTCAGGGCTCGCTTGCCAGGGTTTCCGGCCAGCGCCTTGCGCGCCGTTGGCTTGGGGCGACGCCCGGAACGCCCCGCCGTTCCAGCCATATGCGGCACTCCTGGTTAAATTTCATTTTTCGCGGGTATAAAAAAACGATGGGGCGGGCAGTCCGGAAGACGTCAGGCTGCAGGGATTTGACCCGCCCCTCCCCTCAGACAGTTGAGAATTATTATCACTTTAACCGTTCACGGGCCGTCTTCGCCTTATGACACGGCCAGCACAGACTCTGCAGATTACTGTCAGCATCAGTGCCGCCATGCGCTTTAGGGATGATGTGGTCAACAGTTTTCGCCTCACGCACCACACCAGCACGCAGACATAACTGACACAGACCTTTGTCACGCTTCAGAACACGCGCGCGGATACTGTCCCACTTCGAACCGTAGCCGCGCTGATGACGGGATTGTCCAGGTTTGTATTGCTTCCAGCCTTCGCTTTTGTGGCTTTCGCAGTAGCCTGACGGGTCAGTAGTGGTATGGCGGCAGCCGCGAACACGGCAGGCTTTTGGGGTTCGTAGGGGCATTGCATAATCCTCTTGGATGGTTCGCGTACGATACGTGGCATCCTTCTCAGAATCGAATCGCACTCCATTCCGGTTTTGCCATAAACGATCTTTTATGCTTCGCTGGATGTAGTTGATAGTTGTTGAAACTCAATGAACAGGAGTTCACAAATGAATAGTTATGAATGGGAATGGCTTTTGAACAAAGATGACACCCTATACTTTTTCCCCGTAGGCCATTCTGTAGAAGGTAATTACAAAATTCACTTTGAGTTGAGCGGTAGTTGTAACCTTAGAGTCTCTGATGCTGAATGGCATGGTAAACCTGTACTGCTGTTCGAATACTTCGATGAAGATGATGACCGCCCTGCAATAATCGAAATATTAGAAACAACCACTACAACTGTGGAGGCGATGATCGCACATCTGAATAGTATCGATAGTATTTACCATGAACCGATTTACAAAGCTGTTTACGAGTGGGCTGTAAAGTTTTTCTATCGATGATACTTCGTTATCTTTCTGGCATTCACAATACCTTTACATATTAATGACATGCCAGCACAATACTGTCACTTACAACCGTTCGGATTACCTAGAGAAAAGTATGATTCAGGATTTACTGATCGAAGCAATTAGTCACGATAGGATGCATAAAAAGTTAAATGAACTGAATGGCTACTTCTACAATCGCAAACATGAAACACAAATACGTGATGAGTTAGTTGTTATACTCAATCAAATCAGCACACTAACTGCTTTAAGTGAGCATCCAAAACTCGGTATCGGCGCTGTTGACATATCACTTTATAACCAGTCGATATTAACGTCTGAACATAATGGCAATGTTGCAACCATCGAGATAAAACACCATTACCCAAAGGATTTACTTTATCGGCAAGTTCAAGAAGACATCATTTCCGATATTTCAAGAGTAATAGTTTCACCAACTACACATTTTATCCATATAATCCAGCAAAGAACCAGGATTAATACTCCTTCTTTTGGCCAAGTGAAATTCCTTGAACGTGATGCAAGTGATATCAGCACTTATGTGCAATACCTTGAAGAGCTAAGTTCATTTCCCAGTAATTTTCATAAAAAAAGTATATGTATTGAGGTACTTGGTGAAATTATGTCGACATATACCTTTAACGTATATTCATTTGACAACTGATCAATTTGACAATTTTATTGCTTAATGGTTAGTTCTCTCTGCATCTATTTTACGAATATCAGCTTTATCCCGATTGCAGTTAGCCAGTGCAGACAACAGGCTCACATTCAGCTCCAGGCTGGCACCATACGTCAGCGGATTGGGTATAAACGGTACAGGAGTATCAGAAGTCAGGCTGGCTGGCAGTGGTGCCACCGGAGCGCTCACGTAAACCGTTCGCGAATTTCCGCAACCGGTCAGCAGCGGCAGCAGGCACAGGACGTGAAGCACAATCATCATCCGCAACAGCCACTTTGATATCTTCCTGGGTTCTCTGTGACTCCAGTGCGATCTGCTGTTTTGCATGCTGGTTAACCTCTATAACTGTATTGACGATTTGCAGTGATTGCAGGACGTTACGGGTAATGGCTGTTGCAGATTCAACATTTTGTACAGCCTCATCAGCACGTTTCTTTTCGTGCTGATATTTGCTGTAGTAGTGGTTGGCAGACCAGATGAAAGAACCGATGACAGTAAAGAAGAATGCAGCGATAACCAGCTTATAGCTCAACTTCATTTACCCCCCCACCAGCCTCTTTAAACCGGGAAATCAGGTCACCGATTTTATGTTCATACTGACCGTAACCTGCACCAGGTAACGACGCCCAGATATTGCTGCAACGATCGATAGCCTGACGGATATCACCGCGATCAATCATCGGTAAAGCGCCACGCTCTTTAATCTGCTGCAATGCCACTGCGTCCTGGCTTTTGGGGGAGAAGTCTTTCAAACCAAGCTGTTTACGGTAAGCATCCCACCAGCGTGAAAGAAGCTGATAACGTCCGGCGGCTGTTGATTTGAGTTTGGGGTTTAACGTGACAAGTTTGCGAGGGTGATCAGAGTAATCAGTAAACAGTTCGCCGCCAACAATAACATCATAACCGTGATTACGTGTCGGTTGTCGCCCGTTATCCGTTCCTTCTGACCAAGCCACCATATCAAGGAAAGCTTTACGCTGGGGATTTAGCACCTGCATAAATTACTCCTTAGAACCACCAAACTTATTACCGATTACTCTCATTGCAGCCCCACGAATAGCATCGACACCGATCAACCCAACGCCACCACCAATGGCAACAGAAAGAGATTTAGGCCATCCGACATACTCAAGAGCGGATGCAAAAGTCAGCGTCAGAGCACCACAGAGCAAAATCTCGAGCGTTTTTCGTTTCCAGCCCCCACCACCGCCAAAATATGCAATGCGCAAGCCAGCCATAACAATCGACATAATCACTGCGCCCAGCGGTGTGTCTCCACGCCACCAGCTCTGGACCAACTCCAACCAAGTATTTGGGTTATGAGGCATTTGTAGTTATCTCTCACCTCGCTGATACAGCAGGTGCAAATTGAGGGAACATCATGTACCGCAAATCAGAAGCGGAAACGTCAAAGAAGCCGAACCAATGGATAACTGCGGAATAGGCCAGAACCAACGAATCCCCAGCCCCAGAAACGACAAAACCCGCTCGACGCGGGTTTAAGCTGTGTGGCGAAGTAACCACTCTTAACACGATACAATACTTTTTGCGTACGCGTTAGCATTTGATTAGAATCCAATCATCAGAAAGCTAGGTGAAGGTTCAAAATGAATTTTTCTTACACAAAACAGGATGGTCATACCAAACGCTGCCTTGTCAGAGCATTCAATGTTAATACAGCAACAACAGATATACTCTTCGACCAAATTTCAAATTCTGGTAAATTTATTGTTGACACTGTTTTTAAAATAAACAATGAACAACATTTAATACTGAAAGAGTTTTCTACAAATAATAAAAGTCATTACTTACACTTTGCATTATATAATCCAAAAGAACAAGTATCGATCACACCAAAAATAAAAACCGCAAGCGATCTTCTTGATGTTGAAAACCTTGACAATTTGCACGCTTTTTTATATGTAAAAGAAAATAAAATTGCATCTCTAATGCAAATATCAACAAATTGGTGTGAAATTAAAATCGCTAAAATATTCGAGCAATTTGGTATAAAAATAACACCATCAGCAATTTTGCAAAAAAATGTCATTCAACGAATTAAAGATGATAAACTTAGGGCTTTGCATCTTAATATTAGCGTTGATGCTTCTAATTTTGTGAAAACGCCCAGCTTTATAGACTCTATTTTTCAGAAAGAACCCAAACTTAAAGCTAGAGGTATTTCAGGACATTTAACTCTTGATGCAAAAGGAAATGCTGAACTAGCACAATCTATTGAAACCAACCCTAGTGGTTGGATAAATGATTTGGATTCTGATTTTTATATAGAAACAAAAAAAGGAGAGAAAATAACTAGTGACGACATTAAGTTAACAAAAGTTTATTATACAGTCCCTTATGGTTCAAAATCTATTAATTCAAAATATGCGAAAGAAATTCTAGAGGACTTTGCTCAAAAAGAGCTATAATATACTAAAAAAAGGAGGCTAACATGTTAAAATCACTCAATTACTCAGGTATATCATTAACTTTGTTAAACATTTTAGCCTCAGTATTATTTTCAATTTTCCTCACACATACTTTAACGAACAATACTGACGCATTAAATTTGGTCGCCAATGTATTTTCTATCCTATCTGGTTTTCTTTTGTTGGTTATCACAATGTCTGGTGAAAACTCTACTCTGATGAACAACTTAAGCAAATTAGACGCTGCAAATCAAGAAATACGTTTCCTCATGCGTTTTAACAAATATTATGCTTTATTCTTGTTATATATTTTAACATTAGCTTTAATTTTTGTTTTTTATTTAATATCCAAGGATAAAGAAAACACATCTCAATACTTCATTCTGTTTAAGAAGTCAATTGGTTACATTATCTCTTTTTTAACTTGTTTTTCTTTTATACAATCAACATTCATCCCACTAAAAATAAAAGAATTATTTAAAGAGAAAAGACAACTTAATAAAAAATAGGCCGCATAGCGGCCATTTTTTTCATGTTAACAAAATACTTAAACAGCCATCGATGAATCCCATTGCAGTCTGTAATTCTTTTCGGATGGTACCATCAGAACACTTCTGCTTCTTTGCGATAGTTCTTAATGAGATGCCGATAATAAAATGAGCAATAACCAACTCATACTCTTCGGGCTTATATTTACGCAATCGCGCAACACAGCTGTCAATCATGATTCCTTCATCATCATCGCATTGTTGGCGTGTTTTCTTTCCATGAGGTAGTAAACCTTTAAACCCTGCAGCAACAGGCTGCCAGTCCACACCACTGTTATCTGCTGCAGCCCATGCTCCCCAGCGGTCCAAAACTTCATACATATCACGCATCAACTTTCTCCACAAAATCAGGCCAGCACACCAATTGCCAGTGCACGATCGATAAAACGAAATATCAGCTCCAGCTGGGAGCCATACTTCTCTTCAAATGCCACGGTATCCGCATGCAGCTCGTCGTGATGCTTTCTGCACAAAGGCAACACAAAGAGGTCATGCGCTTTTGTACCCATTCCCCCCTGACCGTGGCCTATCAGGTGGTGGGGATCATCAGCAGGCTTTCCACAACATGCACACAGCTGCGTCTTAACCCAGCGCGTGTACTTTTCATTAACCCAGCGGCGACGTTTTGGGCGTAACATAAAAGACTCCGGCGACTCCGGATCCACTTCCAGCGCCAGCACTTTTTTCGCTTTATCCTGGATGATGCTGGTGGCAGGAACCGAAGGCACAAGGTCACTTTCCCGGGTAACAGACGGCACAACAGGCTTCGGTAATCTAAGTGCCTTACGGGCTGCACTTTCCGGTAAGGCATCCGCCAGGTCATTACGAATCAGCCACCAGCACAGTTCCGGCATTGTCACAACGTGACTGTCATCAAAACCGAGATCCCGACGCACAACAGACAACACCCAGCGGACACAGTTATCCGTTGCCATTGATTCCAGCCGTTCCGTGAACTGATCGCGCAGCTGGTTATCGCAGTGCCAGCACAGACGGATTGCGCCCGGAGCGTGTCGCATTGTGGTCATGTTCTCGCTGTGCCAGTCGGAATGAGGCCACTGGCAGCCTTTTTCACGAAGTAACCAGCTTTCAAGACATTCCACGCCACCAGCACGACGGATCACTGCCTCATTGCGGAACACGGCCCGAACGGCAGGATCATCCGCCAGCGGTTGTGATGCCGCCGGAACGGCACCACTGGCGAAAGATGAATAACATTCCGGCTCAGGCTCCAGCAGGACACGCCCCTGCATAAACAGGGGCATCAGCTCTGAACCTGGCCTGAACAATACGATCCCCATACGCGGGGCAATTTCAGGAGTCAGTAGTGCTCTCACGGTCACCTCAATGAACGGTATCGAGCAGCTTTAACAGCTCAGGGAATCGGGATTCGAAGAAATGCGGCTGCGTCTCGCGCGGATTTGCGGGACTGGTGATGTTCTTGCCGAACATGCAGCCTTTCGCTGTCAGCGACCAGAATTTTTTGATGTTGTTAATCGCGGTACGGCTGTATCGTTCGCGCTGCTCGACGATCCCCAGCTTCACCATCTGGTGATATGCCTGATTAGCTGTCAGGCGGACACCATACTGCTTCAGCAGTGCACTCAGTGACAGCGTGGGGCGGCTTGAGCCATCAGGCGCGTCAGCAGGAGCATCAATGGCATAGCGCGGTGCCAGATTCGGTAAGCCAACAGCCTCCTGGAGTTTCTGACAGGCCCCAAGCACTGATGAGTTAGACAGATTTAACTCCCGGCGCATAAAGTCCAGCAGAATCACACCAGCCTGCATCTTGTCAGCAGCCTGCCCGGATAATTTTTCCGGTGCGCTGGTTACCATGTCGAAAGTGCGGATCACCTTCAGATGGAATGACGGGCTGATCCACATTGCATAGGCATACACCAGTTCTTTGCAGACATACGTCCCCTGGTTATTTCCGCCACGAATAACGTTAACTGGCTCTATATTGACCGAGTTGCAAATCTGCAACTCGCTTATTAAACGTTCAGTTTGCTCATTGCGGAGCCAGAATGCAGGCTTATGCTTATCCAGAGAACCGGCAGCCCTGTGCAGATCGTTCAGGCTGTAACGTCCATAAGCATCACGACGAACTTCAATACCATCAATGACCATCAGATTATTCATACTTCGTTTCTCCTCTTGATCAGGCGGCTGCACCCGCCGTTTTCTCGTACTTACTGATAGTGATCTCGACCTTCCCTTCCGGGATAACCGGTCCCCACTCCACCAGCATTCTTTTCACCTGGCTGTCGTCTTCCCACACACCCGCGTGGGTCAGGGCGTCAAACAGTGCCTTGTTATAGTTGTCCAGATCGCGGATCCGGTTATCCGGAGGAAACAACACGATCTCCACTGAAGCAGGTGCCGACGTTGGTTTTGTCAGACGACGTAACTGCTCAACTATTGCTGCACACGCCGCGCTCTGAAATTTTCGCCCCGCCGCGCTTATCAGGCTCTTACCAGCAAATGCCCCTTTGTTGGGGTGTCGCCAGTACGTGTTCACGCTGGGAGGGAAAGGAAGGATCAACTTCATACTTTCAGGCCCCTCTCATGTAACCAGTGGGCTGCACGCAGCCTGGCGTTTTCCTCACCGGCAAGCAGTGAGCGGATAATCCCGACCGCCTCGCTGTCGTCGTCCTTCACCGCGGTATGAAGCGTTATCCCCCGGGCCACGCCACGCTTTATCGTGATGACGCCTTTTTTCTCCAGTGCGCGAAGATGCTCCACCGCTGCATTCACCGAACGATATCCCAGCATGGTTGCCACCTCCTGATTGGTTGGCGGGAAGCCACGTTCTTTCTGGTAAGAAATCAGCATATCCAGCACCTGCTGCTGGCATTGAGTTAACGTCGTCATTACGCCCCCACGTAATTCCCTGACAGATACCACTCATCACTCGATACAGCGCGCTTGCTGCTTTTCCGTAAACACTGCTCACGACGCGCCAGAAAATTGTTTCGTTCTGGCTGGGAGTGGCTTTCACGGAATGCCGCCATCCACACCGTTGCAGCACGACGGTATAAGCCCCTGGACTCCAGTTCTTCAGCCTGGCGGGTCAGGTACAAAATCTCCCGCGGGTCGTTAGTGCTGACATAGAAATTGCGCACAGGTCTGGTTTCACGAACTGGTTGCGGTTCCGCCTACTGCGCTCTCTCAGTCAGGCGCGGGAAATGTCTGCGTGTATCCCCTTCACAACGGTGAGCCACACGCCCACTCTGACGTAACTTGCTTGCTGACTGCAGAACGCGCTGCCGTGAGTAACCTGCAAAAGCATCCGCAATGTCTCCGGAAGTACACCCCGGATGGGCTTCAATGTATTTCTGAACTTCATTCAAAAGACTCATGATCACCCCCTGAATCCTGCCGGGATCTGGCTGTAGTCCACGTTGTCGTAACTGGCTTTGAAGTACGGGTCTTCGCGTTTTTCTGTGTACGTGCTGACGGACGGCGATAAGCGCAGGGAAAGCTCATCCCATTTTTCCCGCAGCTTCGACGGGCTGAGCACGTTACGGCACCAGAACGGATCGCGGCTGACGCGGCTGTACATCTCGCAGATTTGTTTGTGAGTACGACCATCCTGCACACACATCAGGCGAATTTCGTTTGCCCAGGCTGTCCAGTTCGGTTCTTTGGGACGAACCACCTCGCCGTCACATTCGGCGGCCTGCTCGTACAGGGCGATGATTTTTTTCCAGAGCCACTGTGCGCAGGTCAAATCATCCTGCGTTCCCCACTGGCGCTTTTTAGGGCTGAATACAACCGCATCAGGATGGCGAGTTAAAAACTCCTGTTCAGCCGTCTGCGTGTCCGGTTGCGAAGCGTCCGGACGAGAAGTTTTTTTATCTGACGGATCATGTTTTGATTTTACTGACGGATCCCCGCCAGATTCTGACGGGTGAAAACCCGCTTTTTTGCCAGATTTCGACGCATCAAATTTTGACGGGTCAGATTTTGATGCGTCAGATTTTGACGGGTCAGAATCTGACAGTTGAGAAAATGCCGCTGCCTGAAGCTTCGCAACGTTAAGCTGATAAACATTCGACGCATTGCGGTTACCCTGGCGACGCGCCTTACGCGTTAACCAGCCTTCTGCTTCCAGCCGTGCGATAGCCGTTCTGACGGTACTCATCCCCGCGCCAATCTGACGGGCAATGGTTTCAATTGATGGCCAGCACACACCTTCGTCATTACTGAAATCAGCCAGGCGGGCCATAATTGCCACGCTGGATAATTTCATGCCTGACGCAGCGCAACCATCCCATACATAGCCGGTTAATTTAGTGCTCATGACCGACCTCTATTTCCCTGAATTTACAACGAAACTGTTCGAGCGGGCTGAAGCACTCATGCTCATAGCCTTCACGGAGGTAGATAACCCGTTGTGTTTCCGGCTCCCAACGAATGACTCTGACGGGCACTCCGTAGTGATCTTTGAACCAGCGGTTAACTTGTCGCAAAGGACTGTCTCCTTCTGCCGGTTGAAATCACCCACAGCCCACTCTGCAAAGCTGTGGGTTACAATTTCCCTGTCACCTAGTACATTTACTGCATAGCAATACTCCACCTTCGCTTTTCCACCCGGTACAGGAAGCGCAATCAGTTGCGAGCGACGGTAGTGTGTTGTTAAACTGTTCATGCGTTAGTTTCTCCACAGTCACGACACGCCACGGCGCCCGGAGCTGCACACTCGCGGGCGTCACTACTTTCTGAAACGCAAAAGATTTTGTAGACCAGTGCTGCATGCTCCTGCAGCTTCGAAATTGAGAGGTACAGCTCATCGTTAATTGCTGTCTTCTCATGCGGTTCCACTACACCGTCTTCAATTGCTGAACGAATCTGTTTTGAATAACTGCCGATCTGTTCAATGACTTCCAGCAGGCGTTGGTTGATATCGGCGTTGTCCACATCCTCGACGTCAGGAAGAGACACAAAGACGCCATTTGCAGACTGCGCCACAGCATCAGCAATGAAGTGAGTGCCACCAGCACGCTGTAAAACCATTGCCCATCCCAGCGGGAAAATCTGATCGCCATCTGCACGAAGGCGGTTGAATAAAGCGTTTTCTGTTACATCAAGCCAGTCAGCCGCTTCAGCGTAACCACCCGGCAACGCCGCGATAGTTTTTCTGACAGCTTTCACGTACCACTCAGGCTGTTTTTCTATTTTCCAGTGATGCTTACCCACGGTTAGCCTCATCGTTCTGTGGTTAAAAATTGAAAGTGTTCTGCTAATCTTTCGGATAGATATCCGGTCTTAAGTCAGATTTCGTAATTGCACCTGACGTGCATTGCTCAAGTTTTTTAGCCAGCACAAAACTGGCTTTTTTATAGCCATTGAAAACCAGCCGTAAATAGCCAGGTGTTGAGCCAACTTTTCCGGCCAACTCGCCCTGCTGTTCTTTGGTTAAAGAGTCCCAATACGCTTTCATACAATATGTACCTCCAGTGTACATATTACATGATTGAAATGAACCTTCAAGATACTTGTACCTTAACGGTACAAGGGTTTTAATTTCGTTATGAAAACAATCCATGACATCCGGCGGTCTAACGCCAGAAAACTGAGAGATGGTGTTGGCGGGAATTCTTCCTTTGCCACTATGATTGATCGCGAGCCAACCCAGACCAGCAGGTTTATGGGAGATGGTGCTACTAAAAATATCGGTGACAGCATGGCACGACACATCGAAAAATGTTTCGACCTGCCTGTCGGATGGCTCGATCAAGAACACCAGACAACGAACATCACAAAAAAACCTGATGTTTCAATCACTAATAAACAAATCACATTAGTCCCTGTCATATCATGGGTACAGGCCGGAGCATGGAAAGAAGTTGGATATTCTGAGGTTGATTTGAGCACAGCAGAAACGTATCCCTGCCCTGTACCCTGTGGGGAAATGACTTATATCTTGCGGGTGATAGGTGATTCAATGATTGATGAGTACCGCCCGGGAGACATGATTTTTGTCGATCCTGAAGTACCTGCCTGCCACGGTGACGACGTTATTGCATTGATGCACGATACAGGCGAAACCACCTTCAAAAGGTTGATAGAAGATGGGACACAGCGTTATCTCAAAGCGTTAAACCCAAACTGGCCTGAGCCTTACATTAAGATCAACGGTAATTGCTCTATAATTGGTACAGTGATTTTCTCAGGAAAACCAAGAAGATACAAAATCAAAGCCTAATCAATGTTTATGAACCTGCTTCGGCAGGTTTTTTTATACTTGACAATGTACCTTTGAGATACATAATGTACCCAAGCGAAACAACGAACAGGCAGGACGCCCACGAAGTAGCCGCCTGGGGCATATGAAGTCCAGGATGATTCGTTAGCAACAAAAAAGCGCCCTACAGGACGCTTAGCTCTTTAACAATCTGGTCCCCATCAACAAGTAACTGATAACTTGAGGAGATGTGAAATGCACAAAACAGAACCCAAAATCGTCGCGCCTGGCTACACAGATGAGGAAATTTATGAGTGGATGACAAAGAAGCTGGCAGCTATAAACCAGCTTCGTGAAGTGCTGTCTTATCGACAGGAAACAATAGACTCCTTAAAAAAACTGGATCAGGAAATCACGGTTTTATCACAGGATGTTACTTTAGATATTGTGCAGACAAATTAGGATCCCATTCATTTTCGTCAAAATCATCAAAGTGATGAATTTGTGATCTCCAGTCTCGATAATCTAAAAATTTCTGGGCGGTTACGCTTATTTTATCAAGTGTGAGTTCATCCTGAATTGAAAGAAGAAGTTCATCAAATTTCATCTCATTAATCTGTTTTGGCATCCAGTGATGCTTCATCAGAATAAGGTGAACCAGAGCCTTTTTCCCATTCAACTGATTATAGGGAGTGCCGAATTTCTTCCGGTGCTCATGTAAGACAAGGTCCAAAAGAGTAAGTAATGTTGCCCTTGATTCAACTTTGCTTATTTCGACTGATGACACTACCCCACTGATTTCAATGCCCCGATACTTTCCAACATTTTCACAGTGGGATTTGTACAGCGTATAGATATTACCGGACATTTCTTTTCCTTTTGCGTTGTTGGGGATAACCAGATTAACCGAATCCTTGTTGTTGGGGAATAACTAGGTCCACCTCGCCTGATGTGGCTAAAAGCAGGCACATAACAGCTAAGTATTTTCAACCAGAGAGAATCCTTAGCGTTGTGGTGAATGCGGCTCAGCGCACGCGGGTTAAGGTTGAGGCTGACAGTCGACCTTCTGTGGATACCCACCCGCCTGGTGTGCAACCTTCGCTAGGCACCGGGAGGCACCCGGCACCACAACTTTATGCTGTGTGTAGTCCTGGCGGTACCAGTTTGTACCCTTGCTTCCGGCTGGTACCGTCCTTTTTACAAAACAGAGAAGAGCATCACCGGACGACGGGCTCATAACCCAATCCATCCGGGCGGCTGCCACCGCAGGTGTTCTTCTCTGTTTTGTGGAGAAACTAACCGCCCCTACGGGGGCATTTATGGAAATGTAATTGACTCAATAATCGCCGGACGGTGAGGGCTTCCTTTTACCCGAATTCAGCGCGGTGCAGCGCATATACGTGGAGAACAAAATGTCATTTATTAAAACTTTTTCCGGGAAGCATTTTTATTATGACAGGATAAATAAAGACGACATCGTTATTAACGATATCGCGGTTTCCCTTTCAAATATCTGTCGCTTTGCAGGACATCTTTCACACTTCTACAGTGTCGCCCAACATGCGGTGCTTTGCAGCCAGCTGGTGCCGCAGGAATTTGCTTTTGAAGCTTTAATGCATGATGCAACAGAAGCATATTGCCAGGACATCCCCGCACCACTGAAACGACTTCTTCCTGACTATAAACGGATGGAAGAAAAAATAGACGCCGTAATCCGTGAGAAATACGGGTTACCTCCTGTTATGAGCACGCCAGTGAAATATGCCGATCTCATTATGCTGGCAACCGAACGCCGCGATCTCGGGCTTGATGATGGCTCTTTCTGGCCTGTGCTGGAAGGTATCCCGGCAACAGAGATGTTCAACGTGATTCCACTGGCTCCAGGCCATGCCTACGGGATGTTTATGGAACGCTTTAACGAATTATCGGAGTTACGCAAATGCGCATGAATGTTTTCGAAATGGAAGGGTTTCTTCGTGGGAGATGTGTACCGCGAGATCTGAAAGTGAATGAAACGGATGCTGAATACCTGGTGCGTAAATTCGATGCGCTTGAAGCTAAATGTGCAGCACAGGAAAACAAAGTAATACCAGTGTCAACTGAACTGCCACCAGCAAATGAAAGTGTTTTGTTATTCGATGCTAACGGAGAAGGCTGGCTAATTGGCTGGCGTTCTCTCTGGTACACCTGGGGACAAAAAGAAACCGGAGAATGGCAGTGGACATTTCAGGTCGGGGACCTTGAAAACGTCAATATCACTCACTGGGCAGTAATGCCAAAAGCACCGGAGGCTGGAGCATAATGACCACTTTTACCGACAAAGAACTGATTAAAGAAATTAAAGAGCGTATCAGCAGCCTTGACGTGCGAGACGATATTGAGCGCCGTGCTTATGAAATCGCACTCCTATCTCTGGAAGTAGAACCAGATGAACGCGAAGCTTATGAATTATTCATGGAAAAGCGTTTTGGTGACTTAGTAGATCGTCGGAGAGCAAAAAACGGCGATAACGAATACATGGCATGGGATATGACTCTCGGTTGGATCGTCTGGCAGCAACGAGCTGGTATCCATTTCTCAACAATGTCACAGCAAGAGGTGAAATAATGGAGCCATACAGCCTCACACTCGATGAGGCCTGTCATTTTCTCAAGATATCCAGACCGACTGCCATTAACTGGATACGCACAGGGCGTCTTCAGGCAACACGCAAAGATCCCACTAAGAATAAATCTCCTTACCTCACAACACGACAAGCCTGCATTGCGGCTCTTCAGTCTCCGCTGCATACTGTCCAGGTGAGCGCGGGTGATGGCATAACAGAGGAAAGAAAATGTCACTCTTCCGCAGAGGTGAAATATGGTACGCCAGTTTCACATTGCCGAACGGTAAAAGATTTAAACAGTCTCTTGGAACAAAGGACAAAAGGCAGGCGACAGAACTCCATGACAAGCTAAAGGCTGAAGCATGGCGGGTCAGCAAACTTGGTGAAATACCTGATATAACGTTCGAGGAAGCGTGTGTCAGGTGGCTTGAAGAGAAAGCACATAAAAAATCACTGGACGATGACAAAAGCCGGATCGGATTCTGGCTTCAACATTTCGCAGGAATGCAACTAAGAGACATTACTGAATCAAAAATTTATTCAGCAATGCAGAAAATGACGAACCGGCGTCATGAGGAAAACTGGAAACTCAGGGCAGAAGCATGCAGAAAAAAAGGGAAACCTGTTCCAGAATACACGCCAAAACCAGCGTCCGTTGCAACGAAGGCTACGCATCTTTCATTTATAAAGGCCCTACTAAGAGCCGCAGAGCGTGAATGGAAAATGCTGGATAAGGCACCAATTATTAAAGTGCCTCAACCAAAGAATAAACGGATCCGCTGGCTGGAGCCCCATGAAGCACAAAGGCTGATTGATGAATGTCCGGAGCCATTAAAGTCTGTTGTTGAATTTGCACTGGCAACAGGCTTAAGACGCTCGAACATCATCAACCTTGAATGGCAACAAATAGATATGCAGCGCCGGGTGGCATGGATAAACCCGGAAGAGAGTAAATCAAACCGCGCAATTGGCGTTGCGCTGAATGATACTGCATGTCGCGTATTGAAAAAACAAATCGGGAATCATCACCGTTGGGTATTTGTGTACAAGGAAAGCTGTACCAAACCAGACGGAACGAAAGCGCCAACAGTAAGGAAGATGCGGTATGACGCAAACACAGCCTGGAAAGCGGCGCTGAGACGGGCTGGTATTGATGATTTCAGATTTCACGACTTGAGACACACCTGGGCAAGTTGGCTGGTTCAAGCCGGAGTCCCGTTGTCAGTGTTACAGGAAATGGGAGGCTGGGAGTCTATCGAAATGGTTCGTCGATATGCTCACCTTGCACCTAATCACCTTACCGAACACGCACGGCAAATAGACTCGATCCTGAACCCATCGGTCCCAAATTTGTCCCAGTCAAAAAATAAGGAAGGTACTAATGATGTGTAACTTATTGATTTTAATGGTGCCGATAATAGGAGTCGAACCTACGACCTTCGCATTACGAATGCGCTGCTCTACCAACTGAGCTATATCGGCCCTGAAAGGACATGTTCACGAACGTGAATCACGGTGGACAAGGTTAAAACTAACCGGGCGATGCGTCAATGGCCTTGTGAATCAAATGGCTACTTTTGCATCACCCGGTTTTATTTACGCACGAATGGTGTAATCACCAATGCCGATCCACTTGTAAGTGGTCAGTGCTTCCAGCCCCATTGGGCCACGCGCGTGGAGTTTTTGTGTGCTTACCGCCACTTCCGCACCCAGACCAAACTGGCCGCCGTCGGTAAAACGCGTAGAGGCGTTAACGTAAACAGCGGACGAATCCACTTCGTTAACAAAACGCTGGGCGTTGCGCATATCGCGGGTCAGGATCGCATCGGAGTGTTGTGTGCCGTGTTCACGAATATGGGCGATGGCATCGTCAAGATCGCTGACGATTTTGACGTTCAAATCTAATGACAGAAACTCATCGTCATACTCTTCGGCTTTAACAGCAACCACCTTCGCAGGGCCTGCCTGCAACTGCGCCAGTGCAGCTGCATCTGCGTGTAATGTCACGCCGCTTTCCGCCATTTGTTTGCTTAATGCGGGCAGGAAGCTATCGGCGATGTTTTTATTCACCAGCAACGTTTCAACCGTATTACATGTGCTCGGACGCTGAGTTTTCGCGTTGACGATCACTTTTAATGCTTCAGCGATCTCTACACTTTCATCAACGTAAATATGGCATACGCCTATACCACCTGTGATCACCGGGATTGTCGACTGTTCACGGCACAGTTTATGCAAACCAGCGCCACCACGCGGGATCAGCATGTCGATGTATTTATCCATACGCAGCATTTCACTGACCAGCGCACGGTCAGGATTATCAATCGCCTGCACGGCACCCGCCGGTAAGCCACAGGATTTCAGGGCGTCCTGAATCACCGCCACCGTTGCCGCGTTAGTGCGACAGGTTTCTTTGCCACCACGCAGGATCACCGCATTACCGGTTTTCAGGCACAGCGAAGCGACATCAACCGTCACGTTCGGGCGCGCTTCATAAATCACGCCAATCACCCCCAGCGGCACGCGACGACGCTCAAGACGCAGGCCGCTGTCCAGTACGCTGCCATCGATTACCTGCCCCACCGGATCGGCGAGGTTACACACCTGGCGCACATCATCGGCAATGCCTTTCAGCCGTGCGGGCGTCAGTGCCAGACGGTCAAGCATCGCTTCGCCAAGGCCATTGGCACGCGCGTCAGCAACATCCTGGGCGTTAGCGTTGAGGATGATTTCGCTTTGTGCTTCCAGTTCATCGGCGATTTTTTCCAGCACGCGATTTTTTTCGCGGCTGGAGAGTTGCGCTAATTTATACGAGGCTTGCTTCGCGGCAATGCCCATTTGTTCCAGCAT